TAAACCTTTTAACTCTCTCTAAAATAGCTTTATATGGCTCTGTTCTTAAGATAGCATTGTCAGGTGCCTTCTGTGGGAACGACATAACAGCCTCAAGATGAGGTTTAAAATGGCAATCCTCTATTAACTGAGGAACAGTGTCTATCATATATTGATATAAAGGTTCATTCTTACCAACCCTCATACGTCTAATATAATAATCATTATGCCAAGCATGGATACCTGAACTAGAACCTAAGACAAGGCTAGTAGTACCTGCAGGTTTTACTGTCGTAATCCTAGCAGACTCGTTAATGCCTATGAGGTTAGCCACACGAGTATTCTCTAGTTTAGTTACTGCTGAAGCTTCTTTTAAGTCTAGCTCTAGGACTCCTGCAGAAGCAATACCAGTCATACTAACACCTAGCAAGGCATCCTCTTCTGAAGTTTCTTTCCAGACACTCCTGAGATAATGGAAGTCTGTATAACCTGCCTGTAAAGTACCAATAAAAGTCGCGGCTTTAACTCTATTGTTTAATTCTTTCTGAGTCTTAACATCACTTACGTTTACTTCTACTAGGTTACAATAAGAGTTAGGACGTAAGCTAATCTCAGCGCAAGGGTTAGTTCCAACATCATGGTTATTAGTCCAGAATACTCCTGGCTCTCCTGAGCCTGATTCTTCTACACGTTTCCATAGTGTCTTCCACTCATCTTCTGTCATGGTCTCTCTGTTCAACGACACAGAGTTATTAGCTCTACCTCGCTGCGGATTAAGTTCCCACCAGTCACCACTCTTAGCTGATAGCATATCTAAATCATCCTTGTCGAACAGACTAATTAACGCTGCACGTCTAATTCCACCAGATAACACTGCATCAGCTATATGACAAATCATGTCATGTACTTCAAGAGGCTTGAGCTTTCTACCTACTGCTCCGTTAAGCTTAGTTCTTAAGTTAGCTAAGCATAGTCTTAATGGGTCAGGACCTGGAGCTTTACCACCAGAGGTAATAAGCCTAGAGCCTTTAGGTCTAACATCTCTAAAGTCAAAGTTAGGGTTTGCCTTACCAGTGGTATAGGCTTTAATTAATACTTTAACAGCATCAGCCCACCCTTCAATTGAATCTCCTACTAAGAACCTGCGTGTTTTATCAGTCGGACCAACGATGTCAGGGAGTTTCTCTGTGTGTCTTCTTTGGACGCTAAAGCCGACCCCAGACCCACCAAGTAAGTTAAACATCGTCTCACTGAAAACGGCAGGATGGTCAACAGGGGAATAAGCACAATTGAACATACGATTATTAGACAATTCAATAGGAGTTCCACCAAATTGTAAGCTACGCATAGAAGGCAACACTTGACGATTGAATACGTATTTATATACATCTTTAATTTCCTCTTTTAATTTAGGGTACTTTCTAATGTGCATTACCATGTTACGTTCTACTAACTCTTCCCACGTCTCACGACGTTCTGCTTCAGGAACATACTTTGCGTACTTATTAAATACTGTGATGTCCGATAGTATCTTTTGACTCTTATCTAAACTGTTACTCATCTAAATCTATCTCCTCAATTAAGTTATCAACTTCTTCTAGTAGTCTGTCGAAGTTATCTTCAATCCTATCCTGAAAGTTATCTATTATATCCATAGAGTCAATGTCAAGTAGTTCCATTAAGTCAATCTCTTCTATCTTCTCAAGCTCTTGACATAATTCTGTAAAGGTTAAGTTACGTATTCCCATCCAAATCCTTTCGTTTTAAAGAGGCTTCATGGTCTTCTTTAACCATTTCATCTCTCCAAGCTACACTTGCTTTATGTTGTTCAATAAACTGGTCAGAGCTAGGCTTGCTGTTAAAGATTCTATCCCAGTTATCAAGAAGGGTTTGGTCTGATATTAGACCTCTAGGTCGTTGTGTACTTCCTTTGCTCATTAGTCTATCTCCTTATCGTAAATCAGAGCCATTGCTAAGTAGTTAATAGCTCCTAAAATTTCTCTCTCATACCAAAGATAGTTAGTCTCTTCCTTGTTTGCAACAGCTTCCATAATTTTCTTCTGTGCTTGTCCAGTTAAGAAACCTGTACCATGAACCTTAGCAAGTCCTACCCAAGGTTGGTCTGTAAAGTCATTACCATCTCCGTGCCTTTCATTACCTTTACCTTTGGTAGCCTGCTCTAAAGCAAGCTCAAAGATTCTTTCTAGTGGGTGATACTCCATAATATTATACCTTATTTAAACGTTAATGTCAAATACTTTTTAAGAAGTTTGCTTTCTTTAGCTCTTTAACTGCTTTACTTGATTGACTCCACTTACCACAGTCAATACACTGGTAACGTTGATAGCTATTAGCGCCTACTTGAGAGTAACCTCTCTTCTGTATATGACTACCACCACAAGATGGGCATACATGTCCTTCGTGTCCCTTGTGAGTGTTATGGTTGAATGGTGTAACTATCCATCCAAGTAACTTAGTATATACTTCTTCAGTTAGCTTAACATCATTACAGTTATACTTCTTCATTAACTTCCAAGCCTTAGGGTTCTTACTCATACACTCTATCCACAGAGGCATACCTTGATGGCTTGTCTTTTGTCCTACACCTAACTCTTGTGCTACATAGTCTAGCTTATTACTAGCAAACTTAAACTTACTGCGTGCTGTTTGTAATAAGTCTATGTCCTTGTAAGGGCTAGGAGGAGGAAGCTTATGTAGTAGAAATTCTCTGTTAAGAGTAGGCATATCAAATCGCTTACCGTTATAGGTAATGATAGCATCTGCTTCATCTACTAACTTATGTATCTTTGTAATCATCTGCTTAGGAGTAGACTCCATGATGCTTGCAAAGTGTACTTGCTTTTCTCCTACCCATTTGGCTGCCCAACAAAGTACTGTTGAACTCTCAATCAATTGGGATATGCTAATGTTCTGCTGCCATAGTCCCCAGTGAAAGCCTGTGTGAGGCGAGGTCTCGATATCTAGTACAAGTATCTTACTCATTGTAACGTCTCCTTATTATCATCGTCAGCAAAGAACTCAAACATATCCGTAGGATTGTCATCTCCTGGAACATCAATAAGTCCTGCCTCTATCATAGTTCTAATTGCAAACTCCATTAGTATACCTGCCTCATCATTATCAACCTCAAAGCTAAATGTACACTTACCTTCTTCATCACGAACAAAGTTTGTTATATTCATTTACCCAGTCCTTTCGAGAGTCAAGCCACTCAAAACCTTCTTTGGTAGCCCACATCCCGTATGTTGTTTTACTCCCTTTACGAATCTTAACATCAGGATTCATGAAGAGAAATATAATACGAACATCAGGACAAGACTTTTTAAACCATACCATCTTCTTACGTGTTTCTAGGTCTAGTTTACCCTTTGCTTCTATGTAAGTCTTGCCTCTGCCTAACTTAAAGTCAGGATTATATGTTCGCTCTATCTCAGGCTGAGTATACTTAAAGTAGTCTGGCTCATACTTAGCCTTAGGAAACGCTTTAATTAACTTAGCCCAACAGTTTTTCTCAAACTTACTCCGAAACGAATGCGTCAAATCTATCTCCAAAGTCATCTTCTAAACTTCTTTTAATCCAAAGAACTCTAGCGTTCATAAGGAACTCTTCATCGTTACCATACATATCCCGAACCTTATTAAACATACCTAACTCATCATGGATAGATGCTAAAGCCTTACGAGCCTTAGCTTCTCCCATACCAGGGATACCCTTGATGTTGTCTGAGGTATCACCTTTAATACACTGCTCATAGAATAGTTTCATTCCATCAGCATAGGTTTGGTCAATCCATGTGTCAGGTTTTTCCCAGTTCTTACCACTAATAGCCCATTGGAAATGTTTACCTGGAATCATCAGTAGGTCTTTATCCAGAGAGCATATAATTGTCTCGTCTGTTTGATTAATACCTAATGAATCATCAGCCTCAAGCCCATCAGGTGCCATTTCTGCACCCATTTGGTTCATTGCATACTCTCTACAGGCTTGTAAATACTGAGGCTTAGGCGCCGTTCTATTAGCTTTGTACTCAGGATAGATAGATTTACGGAAGTTAGTAGCACCAGTTAAAAATGCACGGTACTCAGTTGCACCTACCTTCGCAAGGATTCCATCCATCAAATCATTCATACGATAGATGGCAATGCCTGCTCCATCATTCTCTGCACTAGCAGAACAACGGAAACAGACTAAATCCATGTCAATTAAGGCTTGCATCAGAAAGGCACGTCATCAGGAAAATCTTCAACACTTGTTGCTTGTGCCGAGGCGTCTCCCTCCATGACAAACTTCTCATATACCTTAGCTAAGGCTATTACATCATTTGCACTAGCTGTCTTACCTCCACTGGCTAACGTATTGACTGCATTAGATAGAGAGGACTGTCGTACAATGAAGCCTTGTGTCTTATCTCTTTCCTCTGAAGTAGGATAGTTACTACCTGATACTCTAGTGGCAGGCTTAGCTCCTGTGCTAGCTGAGTTAGTTTGTACTGCTACTGGTGCTGATTCGCCTGCACCTAAGATACCAATCCATTGCCAATACCCTGCATCATCCTTCTGACTATTGATATTAATTACATCACCTTTAGTCCAAGTCTGAGCTTGCTTAAACACATCAGGGTTACTGAAAGACATTAGCTTCTTAGAAGATGTCTGTCCATTGTCTCCCTTGTATGTTACTTCTATTGATTGGTATGACCGACCATTCTTTGCAGAATGTGTGTTTGGTGTGCCTACGTCTATAATATTAATTTGCATTTACAATCTCCATGTCACCCCATGTCTTACCTACTTGACACTCTACTCGCATGGGTAGGTTAAATTCAACTCCAAACATTTTCTTGAAGTTCTCTGGTACATCATTAAAACACTTGTCAACTAATTTAACAAGGTCATTAGTATAACACACATCAGTATTAAAATCAATGATAATCGAGTCATGTACAGTATTAATTAACTGGACCCCTTCAATGCCTTTTAATCTGTTGCGTAGTGAAACTCTAGCAATTGCCATAAGGTCCGCACCTAAACCTTGAACAGGATAGTTTAGTATCTTTGTTCGTGGGTACTTGACTTTGTCATACTTAACCTCAGGTTCGAAGTGATAGATACGACCAGTAGGCATTACTAGTTTCCTGTCTCGTTTAGCATTGAACTGAATCTCTTCATGCCATTTATAGAGACGTTGGTACTTGTTATAGAAAGAATCTATAACGTCTTGCCAAAAGGTTTCGTTACCAATATCTCTAAAGTTAGGGTCATTGGCATATGAATATGCTGAGCCTCCATAGATTAATCGGAACACAAACGTCTTAGCGATTAGTCGGCTAGGTAGGTTAAACCTTGCCTGATTATCAGAGTGCATGTCTACCTCTCTCCATATCTCATCTAATGCTACCTTGTCTTGAGATAGGTAAGTTGCACCAATCCACTCCAGTTGCTTCGCATCCGCTTGCAGTAACATTAGTATGTCACCACTAGTGAACGCACTATATAGTCTTGAGTTTCTTGAGGTATATTACTAAGTAGCATATCTGCTCCATCAATACCATATTCGTTTATAATTTGTATTATGTCTAAAGAGACATGTGCTATCCAAGCTTCTTCTTCGTTAGTTATCATCTGCTATACCTCGAATAAAATAATCCTTTAATTTCTCCATCAAAGTTTTGTAGGTTAGGTTTACTACTTGATAGTCTACCTGTCCTAGCTACACATTGATTGAGCTGTCCGTATATTTTACCATACTCCCAGTTCATTTCACCAATTAACTTAGGTAACCCTTGGTAGTATGTTGTCATTCTCTTGTTTAATTCAGACCTTGTCAGTAGAATAGTAATCACGTCTTTAGCTACCTTGTTACCTTTAAGAGAACGTAATGTCTTCTCATCAGTAGAAAAGAATCCTTCCTTCTTCATCTCTGAATTTTTTAGAGGCTTACACAGTCTATCGTAGTGTTGCTCTCTAGTTTCCCATTTCATTTTTACTAATCCTTTTTTCTCACCAGTCTTATAGACTCCATCATCGACTTGTACCCTGTAACTAATAGCTCCGCCGTATAGTAAACGGCTGATGTGGTCATTAGAATTGGCATTGAAAGAAAGAAGATTATGATACTGAAAAAGTCTTTGGTCGAGCTTGTTGATTTGTTCTTCGAGTTCGTTTCCAAGTGTTTCGCTCCATTGTTGGTTAAATAATAGTCCGTTAAATTCCATCTCTTGTAAACCTAGCAGGTCTTGGTTATGTAATGAAACTAACCTACTAAGTAAAGGATTGGATTGTAGTTCTTCACGTTGCTTAAGCATGACTTGCTCGGTAAGCTCTAGGTCTTTCTGTAAGTATTCCTCCAGTATATCTCTAGGAACCTGTGCAGTGTCAATACCATTCTTCCAGTAGTTCTCTTTAACTATGTCAAGCTTCTGTTCAAAGCCATAGTGTTCACACACACTGTTGAGGCTAGGGTATGTGTCCTTCTGTCCACCTAACATAAAGTGTACAAGTTGGCAGTCCCATATCTTTTTATCAGCAAACTTAATACCATATCGAGACAACCAGTGAAGGTCAAACTTAATATTAAAACCTACCAGTACATCAGACTCATCAATCGCTGTTTGAATCGCTGCGAGATTTTCACCATAAGGTTCATCACCATACTCGATTGGGTACATTTTATGACCGACTAAGCCTACCATAACTAGCTTGTTAGTCTCGTCAAAAGGATTACCACTATTACTAATGGAGGTTTCTACATCAAGTGTTAAGTACTTCATTTAGTTTTTTCCTTTGGGCATACACCCTTTAGATTGTATTCACCTTCGTATGCTTCCATACTACACCACCATCTCTTCTTATCCCAAATACGTGCAGTCTTTTTGCATACATGACATACTCTCTTTTTAGTTATCGTCATCTTATATATCCTCGAAACGTGCCACTTCTGGCTTGATTAAGACTTGGCTTCTGCCATGTCGAAGGTCAGGTAAGGTATCACTATCACCTAACAGTTTATTTTTACTGATGTTTAAGTACCTGATTCTAGAGGTATTATCTTGTTCCATACCTATGCCTAGTATCCAATCAGCCTCACCTTGCTTACCTGTCTTACTACCATCTACATCATCCATAGTAAGCCAAAGCTTTCCTTCACCTGTACCACCTGCCTGAGAGACTGCTATAACTGGCGCATACTTCTTAGCTATCTCTCTTGCCCATTGGTAGATTTGTTTTAGTACTAAGTCATTCCTATCTCCTTTGAATCCTGTAATTTTATCTATCTGGTCAAAGATAATTAACGCAGGTTTTCTAGAAGCTAGTATTTTCTCTATACTTTTATAGTGTGTACTATCCTCTGAGTTTGTTATGAGTAGTCTATCTTGTTCTATTTCTTTATACGTTGCATAGTTAGAGTCTCTATCAGAAAACATTTGCTGTTGTGTCATACCTAGTATTGCTTGGTAACATCTACTCAACACTTTCGTACCTTGTTCTTCGTTGTTGAACCAAAGTATATCTCCATCTGTTTGAGTAATCATGTGTGATATTTCACTAGCTAAGAAAGTAGTCTTACCAGTCTCAGGTCTAGCAAAGATAAAACCAAAGTCACCCTTACGTAGAGAGCCTAGTGATTTGTTAAGCCAGTTAAGTCTCCAACGTAAACCTGGTGTCTGTACTTGTGTAACGTATAGTTCTTCAAGAGTAGCTGTAACAAAAGGAGACTCCTCTTCTATCTCTGTAATGCCAATCTCATCAAACTTAGAGACAAGGTCATCTATAGAGGCTATACCTTCTTCTACATCAAGAGAGATTCTAGCTATATCTCCTGCTAAGGCACGTTTACGATGTTCTTCAAGAAGCTCAACTACTGCTACCTCGTTATAAATATCAGTTGCAAAGACATCATCTATAAGAGCAGTTACTTCTTTTCTTTCTTGTTCTTTTAAGAAATAGTTAGTGTTATATGATAAGTCTAGTTCTTCTTTACTAATTACTTCTTTATCTTCATATTTACTATAATAAGTATTAATAATACTAAACAACTTATAAATATTACTATAATTAACTATTAAATAATCTAGTTTAGCATATTTATAGAATTTTACAAACTGTTTTTTATCTTCACAGAATAATTTTATTATTTGCTTCTCAACCATTCTCTAATCTCCTCTTTAGAATATTCTTTCGGATCGTCATCAGTTACTATTACTTTTGACTCTAACCCTCTTTGTTTTAGTTTCCTAGAAATGAGTAAGGCATTCTTAGCCTTGTCTCTGTCTAGCCATACTGCTGATTTTTTATACTGCTCGACTATCTGGTTCTCCATATCATAAGACAATGAACTACCTAGCACAGGACATGCACAATACTCACCTTGCAACCTAGCTATCTTCATAGCAGAAATAATATCTTCCACAATTACTATTGTATCACCTTGTCCATAGATTGTCAAAGGCTTGCTACCTTCACTCATGTATTTAGGTCTTCGACTGTTGAAAGTTCTAGCTTGCCAGTACTTAGCTGTCTGTAAAAGTACTAACATCTCTTCTTTGACGTTCCATTCGATGCCATACTTATCTATCTCTTCTTGGGAGATGCCGTAAGATAGCAACCATTCCATAGCTTTTCGTGGTAGTTCCTTGATGTTAGATAATTTCATGAC